ACGGCTTTGTATTTACAAAGTATCTCGCGACAGAATATGTGGAATACGAAATGGAAACAACTTTTATTAAAGAAACCTGTCTTGCGAGAGAGGAAATCAGCATCGAGGAAATATGGGGTAACGAAATCAACGTGGAATAAAGGAGGGCGCAATGAATCCGGTATTTGTGATTTTGGTTTGTATGGCGGGATTTCTTATCTGGCTGCTCGGATCGTTCCTTTACAGGCCAATAGGGAAACTTGTAAAAGGTCTGTTCTGGAAGGCACAGGATGCAATGGATAAGGACGAGGAAGAAATTGAAATTGAAGAAATCATAAGAAAGGAAACGGAGGAATAAAATATGGGCAATAGCAAGGGATATGTAGGAGCGATAGCATTCGGAGCAATTATATTTCTGACGATCATATTGGGCTTTGCATGTACGGAGAGGATACCGGCAGGATACGTAGGGGTCGTTTATAGTATGAACGGAGGCGTGGCCGAACAGACACTTGGACAGGGTTGGCATATGATATCTCCCACTAAGAAGGTAACAAGGTATTCCATTGGCATTGAACAATCTTACCTTACCGCTACAGATGATGGCGATTCACCGAGAGACGATTCATTCTCAGCTCCGTCTAAAGACGGCAAGGGATTACAGATGGAACTTACTTTCACATATAGATTCAAACCGGAATGTGTAGCACAGACATTTACAAGGTTTAAAGGAAGATCAGGAAGTGAACTGCTTGATTCTTTCATAAAACCCAATATCATATCTTGGACAAAAGAGGTCACAGCCAAATATCCGGTCACCGATATCCTGGGCGAAAAGAGAGCGGAGCTTAATACGGTCCTTACGGATTATCTGGCCAAGAAATTTGAACCTTACGGAATAATCATAGAAACAGCATCCCTTATAAACATAGAAGTCGATGACGAGACCAGAGCATCTATTACAAAGAAGGTTACCGCGCAGCAGGCACTTGAACTTGCGCAGGTAGAAAAGCAAACAGCAGAAGTGCAGGCAGAAAAAGAGAAACAGGTCGCATTGATCGAGGCAGAGAAAGAAAAGGAAACCGCGGTTATCGAAGCAGAAAAGGTAAAGATAAATGCTGAAGCAGAGGCGAACAGGATCAAGATAAAAGCAGAGGCCGATGCTGAAGCAGTAAAAATAGCGGCCGAAGCTCAGGCGAAGGCAAATCAGGAAATCGCAGAAAGCCTTACACCGGAACTTATTGAGAAGATAAAGCTGGATAAATGGAATGGATCCGTTCCTACAGTACAGGGCAATGCAACCCCCATTGTGAAAGTTGGTGAGTGAGCATGAAAGAAGAAAAGTGTTGTGGAAATTGCGCCTTCCATAGCAGGGCGAATGATGAGGATGATTGGATTTGCGAAAATCCTGACAGTGATAATTATGGCGTTTGGACAGAATACGGCGACAGTTGCGACGAACATCAAAACGGTAGTGATGGATAGATAACATATATTAAGAAAGGGGTGTAGAGGTATGGTTTATATTTGCAAAGCAAAGAAGAACGAGAAGGTAACACTATATGCGGTGACGGGATGCAATTCTACCGAGGCAGTAAAGGCAGTTCTTAAGAAGAACAAGACATCCTATTCCAAGGCAGGGGAGTATGGATACAAGCCAGGAAGACTTGCGGGCAATGATGTATGGAACAGGAAGGACATAGATCATGGCGAGGACTGCATCATTGTTTACAAGAAAAAATCCAAGAAGGAGATATTCGGATGATAGAGTGCGACAAGGACTGTTTTGCAAACATGAACGGAAAGTGCCTCGCTCTTGAATCCGGCTATGACGATAAGCCATGCCCGTTTCAAAAAAGCATATCCCGCTTAATGGAGCTATATGTGCAAGACAGCGATTTCCATAAATATGTATATGATTATGCAAAGAGTAAAGGGATGTTCGTTAATTATGCCCTTATTGAAAAGCCAGTAATTAGATATGCCAACCAGATCATGCGAAGAAATTGACAATCAAAAAGTTTTGGAAATCCTATTCAGTTCAGGCTTAAGCGCAAGTGTCGCAATAGCTTCGTGTCCGTTATGGATAAAAGAAGAGGATAAAACCGAATGGGAGATAGATAAATACAGCTATTCGAGAGGTTTGGAATTTCACTATCGTTTTAAAAACAAAGAGGAAATGCCAAAGGGATTAAGGATATATCCTCAGTTTGAATGGGAAAACTTTGGTATGGCGAGAACTCTTGATGGCTTTTTTCCGCGTCCACACAAAGTATTAACGGGATATTATGTCGAAGGAATATACGATGAAACCCCTGAAAAAGACAACCGATCAGAGAAAAATGTTAGCGATGAAACGGGAATGCCATTGGAAGCAATAATGAAAATAATATGGGAGTGATAACCGCCAGTTATCGCTCCTTTATTGAATATTGATAATCCTTATAGCACAATGTAAATGAGCCAATAGGACATTTCCTGTTGCTCCTCTCAACAAAGGTGGTAGGACAGGCACTGCCACCATAACGCAGCGTAGAGCAGTCCGGTAGCTCGTCTGGTTCATACCCAGAAGGTCGCAAGTTCGAATCTTGCCGCTGCTATTTTATATAAGGGGTTGCTATGGGGAAAAGAAATGTGTATTGCCCTGTCTGTGAGAAATATGGACGAAAGAAACTACTCTTCCAGACTGAGGAAAATACCACAGGAAAAATAATCATCAGGTGCAGGGGGTGTAAGGAAGATGTGGTTTTAAATCTCTCACCGCCGAAAATATATGTAACGCCGATGGAGATATCCCCACAAAAAGTCGTTGAAGAAATAACAATACATAAAAGAATAATTCGAGAGCCAATGAGCCGAGAGTAATACGATAACGTATCTCTCGGCTTTTGCTATATGAGGATGGCGAAATGATTCTTAATTCCGGTCAGTTAGAGCCTACTCTTGGTCGTATTCAGATCATGACCGATGAGAAGGAAATAACCAAGGACAATATCATATCGGTAGTGACTCGGGCATATGAAGATCACCAAAAGAATGTACTGGATGAAATCTTTCTGATGAACTACGAAAAGGGCAAACAACCTATCCTCAACCGCGAGAAGAAAATCAGATCGGATATTAACTTTACACTCGTTGAGAACAGGGCGGCGGAGATAGTTGATATGCACGCCGGATATTGTTTCTCCAATCCGATCACCCTTGTACAGAGAGCAAAAGTAGAACCTGGCAAGGATGTAAAAGAAGAGAAGAAAGACGAAGGCAAAGATGATAAGAGCATAGCACTTTTAAATAAAGCGTTCGTGGAACAGGCAAAAGGCACTAAGGATATGGAACTTGCGAGAAACCTGTTCATTTGCGGTATTGGATATCAGATGATCCTGCCAATGAGGGAGAATCTTAAGAAAAAAAAGTATGCCCCATTCGAGATGCTTGTGCCAAATCCGCTTACAACTTTCGTCGTGAAAACAAATGATGCTTATAGAGATACTGTACTTGGATGCACATATTCTAAGTGCAAGGACGGATCCGTAAGGCTGACTGCATACTCGGACAAATGGTGTTATCAACTTGAACAGGGCATTAAGCAGGGCGAAGGTTTTAGGCTTATAGAGGATATCAAACCCAATGTTTTAGGCATGATTCCGATTATAGAGTTTGCCCTTAATGACAGGATGGGCGTGTTTGAAAAAGCAATCCCCGTCCTCGATGCAATAAACCTTATCGACAGTGACCGCATCAACGACATTATGCAGCACGTACAGTCTCTTTTGTGGATGCATAACTGTTCTGTTGATGATGACGGAAAGAAACAGCTGGTAGACGGCGACGGCGTAATAATGACCAAATCAAGCGGCGACGGCAGGGAGGCGAAAATAACGTACCTTAACCAGACGCTTAATGAGACGGAGGTACAGAAACTTGTCGATCATCTTTTGGAAACTCTTGAACAGATAACTGCAACGCCGTCATGGAAAGAAGCATCTGGCGGCTCTACTACGGGAGCGATGCAATTATCTAATGGCTGGCAATGCCTGGAAATATCCGCCAAGACAATAGAGCAGTTATTTATTGAGCCGGAGCTTAAGCTGATTGAGGTTGCCATTGAAATAATCAAGGCGGATAAGCGGCCATATGACGGACTTAAGGATATAGAGATTGCAGATATCGAAGTGAGATTCTGCCGGACCAAGACATATGATCTTGTATCCAAAACAAATGCCCTTGTGTCTCTCATCAATGCAGGCGTAGATGGACTGACGGCATTCAACACGGTAGGACTGTTTACGGATTCAGAGCAGGCATGGTTGGATAGCGCGAAAATCATCAACGGAATACAAAAGAAACTTGTTTCGACGGAAGAGAAAAAAGAAGATAAATCAGAAACCGGAAACGTGATCTTAAATGCTGATGCATTCACAGATAAAGACGGTAAGGGCGGTAAAGATAACAAGAAGAAAGATGAGACTGAGAAATCATTTCAGCCGTCAAAAGTGAGCGGCGTTGTTGATTGAGGAGGTAGACAGCATGGTAACTAACTATGGGGCATATTCGACCGAAGAGCCTATGAGCTTTTTCTGTTTATCAACAGACACAAAACCCATCGGAACATACGGGAATACAGCTATTCCAAATGCGTCAGCCTTATTGGAAATGGATACAGGAAAAACTTTCCTGTACGATGCACAAAATGAAATTTGGCTTGAACAGTAGGGAGGGGTGTCGATATGCGTAAATCAATATTCGATATTATCACATACTCTTTCGCCAAGCGTTATACCGATACTCATGGCGGTGGTTCGGGTGGCACAAGTGACTACTCTCAGCTGAGTCATAAACCATCAATAAATGGCGTGACTTTAGAAGGAAACAAGTCATCCAGTGATTTAGGTATTAACCCGATCAAGGGTGTTTATGACAATGAAAACTTAATTATAAGTTAGGGATAAAAGGAGGGAAAAGAAATGCCGAACAACGCAGTTATATCTTCACTTACCGTTCCGGTTCTTGTGAGCGGTGAAATTCAGAACGTCACCTTTGATCTTAAGGATGCGTATGCGCGCGAACGTCTGACTGAATTAGGCAGCGCACTCTATTGGATAGGTGTTACTACCACAGAACTCACAGACGGCGGCACAACCAACCCCATTACTGTCAATGGCGAGAGCGTAACAGCGGAAGTTGGCGGTATGGCGCAGTATGACGGAACCGAATATGTATGGAGCGGATCAGCGTGGCAGGAGATTGGTCATGCAAACTTTGGAGCACTTGCATTTAAGTCGAGCGCACAGGGCAGCATAACTCCCACCGGTGATGTATCTGTAAGCATA